AAAGCATAAAAATGACTAATACATATTTAATATTAACCAAAGCAGTATATGAGGGTAAGCTACCAAGCAAACTCAAAACTGCGGATAGATTGTCTTGGAATGAATACACTTATAAAGATGTAGAGAAAACTGCTACAAGAATGGTAGACAAATATGATTACTACCCATCAGATGATAACACAAAGGCTGAAATAAAAACGTATATGGATGATTGTGAGGTAGATTATTCTTCAAGCGATACCAAAGCAGAACTACTTGAAAAACTCATGGTAGAGCCTCATTCTGTACCACAAGTTGAAGAAGAGTATAAGTACACAACTCAAGAAATTGATACTACCACTTTACAATCGCCAACATGGAAAGAGTGTGCGTTTAAACATGGAAAACTTGGTTCTCCAAGATGGAACAAAGACAATACAAAGGTTCTTGTTAAATATGAATTAGCAATATCAGATGGAACTTTAGACCAAGTCAAAGGAGTTAGTGGCGTTACAGCTTTATCGCATAGTGAATGTTTAGAAGAAATGAAAAAAGATGAGTGGTCTGGTGAGTGAAGATTGGAAAGATTACATCTCTATAATAGCATTTTTATTTATAGTGCTTGGCGGTTTAATACTTATTGGAAGCTGTGATAGTGGTTGGAGCGTAGCTGGATATGAGGTATGAGTGATGGCAAACCTAAAACGGCAAGGAGCTATCGTGGAACTATGGTCAGTGACAACGCTGTTATATCTATTAATATTAAGTGGCTTATGCAAGTGCTTGTATTTGTCGCTGGGCTTGTTTATTCGTACTTGCAAATTGAAAACAGAATTGGAGAGCTTGAGCGGAGAGTTGAACTTGCTGATACCGAAATTGAAGAGCTTGTCAATAAGCATATAGAAAACGAAGAAGCAAAAATTGCTCAAATGGAAAAAGAAATAGAATGGTATTCAAAGGAATTAAATTTAAATCCCTTATCTTGGGGGAAGAAAAAAAGAAAAAAATAGCACCTAATAATTGGTGGATAGAAGATACAAGAGTGGAATTAGATGACATTGAACATAGTTATTTTATTAACAAAGAGTTGCGAAGAGTTAAATGAAATTAATTGATTTTATTTGTATGATATGTAATAAAAAATGCTTAAAAAGATTTAACGGATTATGTAAAGAATGTCAAAAAGAAGAAATAACGGCATATAGAGGTAATAAAAAATGAATTTTTTAGAAGTTTACAGCGAAGCAGGGATGATAGGTGTTGTAGGAGCTTTGCTAGTGTATATGGTTTACTCTTTGAACAAAAGAGGGTTAGAACAGGCAGAAAATTTAGCAGACTTAAAAACAGAAAACAGGGGTCAAAGTGAAACTTTAGAAAATACTGAAGGGATGATCATAAAATTAATTAGCAGATGGAATCAATCTGACGATAAATTAGATAGGAAATTTGATTCTTTAACTAAAGAAATAAACGACCTTGATAATCAAGTATCGGAAATAAAAGGTGTGATTAGTAGGTTAAATGGGAAGCACTAGGGGATAATATGCCAGCAAAAAAAGACCCGAGACTAAAAAGAGCAGGAGTATCTGGCTTTAATAAGCCAAAAAGGACTCCGAATCATCGAAGTAGCTCACATGTAGTTGTAGCTAAAGAAGGTAATAAAATAAAAACTATCCGCTTTGGACAACAAGGCGTTAGTGGAGCTGGAAAAAATCCTAAAACTAAAAAACAAAAAGCAAGACGCAAATCATTTAAAGCAAGGCATGCTAAAAATATTGCTAAAGGAAAAATGAGTGCTGCTTACTGGGCAAATAAAGTAAAATGGTAAAATTAAATACAAATATTTCAATAGAGAATGTAGTAACTATCTTAACAATAATATGCTCTGTAATACTTGCTTTTGGTTTCATGCGATACGACATTCGAATAATTGAAGAAACACTTGATTTGAAGGCAGATAAGCGTGAAATAATAGCGGATAGGGAATTAATTGAGTATAAGTTAGATGTAATTATAGAAGATATTGCGGAAATTAAAGAAACACTAAAGGAGAGTAAATAATATGGATTGGTTAAATTGGGAAAATGCTGCGTATTTAATCGCAATAATTTTAGGTGGATTAGCAACAATGGTCGCAACTAAATGGAGAATGCTTTTGAAATCTTTGCAAGATGTAGCAGAAACATACAGAGAAGCAAAAGCTGATGGAAAAGTTACAAAAGAAGAAGAGCAAAAAATAGCAAAAGAATGTATGGATGTATTATCTGAAGCGATTAAAATGGTTTGGAGAAAATAATATGCCAAAACTTGGTCGAAGAAGTATGAAAAGACTGAAAGGCGTGGACCCTAGACTTGTAGCTGTACTACAAAAAGTAGTAAAGTATTATGATATTACAATTATAGAAGGATTGCGCAGTCAGGCTAGACAAAATGAATTGTTGGCGCAAGGAAAATCTAAGACCAAGTTTGGTAAACACGTACAGGGATTAGCGGTTGATATTGCACCTTATAATTTTAAAACAAAAAAAATAGACTGGGAAAACAGAGATGATTGGCATTATCTAGGTGGATTTGTTCTAGGTATATCGGCAATGATGGGCGTAAATGTTCGTTGGGGTGGAGACTGGTCATCTCCTAGTCTTGATAAAAACGTAATGATGGGAAAAGAAATTAGAACGACCTCTGATAATGGATTTGATGATTTACTACATTTTGAGTTAATAGATGGGTAAACAACCTAATGGAATTACTAAAAAAAGAGCAAAAGATGCCGATGGAAATTATGTTGGATGCCCTAAATGTAACACAGAGAATATTAGAAAAGATGGCTGGCAATACTGGAAAAATAATAGAAAAAGACAACGCTGGATGTGTACAGATTGCGGAACTAAAACTTTGAATCCTATAATAATAGAAAAAAGTGAGTTTAATGTTCAAGATTTACCTCTTGAAGAAATGAACATTGATGATATTATTAAGTATAGGAAAAAAAGATACGTTCAAAAATATGAAGCATATAAGCAAAGAAAATTAATTGACGTGAGAGTAAATATACATGGACCAGTAGGAATTTGTCATTTTGGTGATCCGCATGTAGATGATGATGGAACAGACTTAGCTGAAATTTATTCTTTATGTGACTTAATTAAAGATACGGAAGGTTTGTTTGCAGGAAATTTAGGTGATATTCAAAACAATTGGGTTGGTAGACTAAAAGCACTACATGGACAACAATCAACTACTGCAAAAGAATCCTGGATGATATCTGAGCACTTTTTAAATAGTATTCAATGGCTTTATTTAATAGCTGGAAATCACGATGTTTGGTCAGGAGATGGTGATCCTTTAGATTTTATTATGAGAGATAAAAACACTTTATATAAGCAACATGGCGCAAGAATGAATTTAAGGTTCCCTAATGGGAAATGTGTTCGCATTAACGCTAGACATCAGTTTAAGGGGAACTCGATGTGGAACACGGCTCACGCAATTAGTAGAGCGGTACAAACAGGATGGCGTGATCATATATTAACTGCTGGACATACTCACGTTTCGGGTTATCAAGTATTAAAGGACCCCGCTAGTGGATTAATAAGTCACGCAATACAAGTAGCATCATTTAAAAATATGGATGAATATGCTAATAAATTAGGGTTAGATGATAAAAATATCTTTAATGCTCCAGTAACAATAATTGACCCTCAATATGATGATGACGACAATAGACTGATTACTTTATTTTTTAATCCTTATGAAGCTGCAGATTATTTAAAATTTAAAAGGAAGAGATATAAAAAATGAGTACATACGAAACAAGTTATTGTAATACAACAACTGATTTATTATTTATAGAGCCTTATTTATCACAATATGACGGAAAAAGATTACTGCCTAGTAATTGGACAGCAAGCGGAACAACGCATCTATTTTATTTATATAATAGTGGAGATGTTAGTGGTCAGCTATACTTAGACGGGCAAGAATTAACCGCAGTAACAGATACTCCAAACGAAAATAATGAATATAAATATACTGCTTCAACAGATTTATTAGAACTGTATCAAAGCGGAGGAAGTGCTAATACATTAAACTCTAGCGTGATTGAATCCTCTAGTGATTGGGCAACTTTAAAAACTGACGCAGTAAAAAGAGCAAGTGACTTTATTCGCTCATACTTACCTTTTCCTATATACCCAAATAAAGGAGTTGGTACTCAAGATGTATCTGGTTCAGATTTTCCTGAAATAATTGTAAGAAGTACCGCTGTTATGGCAGTTGAGTCTTTAATTAGACCTTATGATGTAGAGAAAGCAAACGAAATTAAAAATCAAGTCATTAATGAGCAAGGTAATGGTTGGCTAGACATGCTCAGAACAGGTCAAATACACCTCTATTCAAGTGAAAGTGAATATAAAAAACGTGGTATATTAAGAACAATAACTCAGAACGCTAATTCAACAGGTGGAATTGTAGATGTAAAAGGCACTCCAAGTTATTCTTGGGATAAAATAAAAATTATAATTAGTAATGGTGGGACAATTCAAGAAGGTACTTCAAATACAACAGTTAAATTTAATTCTTTTATAGGAAATGAAAACGGATTAAAACTAGAAGCAATGGCAACTAATGAACTAATTGATTGTTATTGGCAACTAGTAGGGCATGGTATGTGGGTTAGATTTTCAGCTGGTGTATATACTACTTCTGATGAGTTTGAATTAGAAATTAGTGGAGTAACTGATCAGATGTTTACGCCTATTAAAAGAGTACAAATGACGAGAAAATAATGCCAACTAATTTTACAAATATTATTTATGATAAAATTTTACAGTCTTTAGAGACCTTAATAAATGGTGAGTTTAATAGCCCTGTATTTTATGATCAGCATAGAGGCAATCACTCCTTTTTAATATTACCAGTTTCGGATGAATTAGTAGGGCATTTACACGATGGAATTGAAAGGCGTTATACAATAGAAATAGCGTATGAAATAAAAATTGGTGGTACTTATAATAAAAACGATATAAAACAAGTTTCTAACACTATGGAAAGACTAAAAACAGTTATATTTAACAACATGAGCTATTCTAGTGGCGATGCTTGGTTTGATGCTGGTATTGAAAGCATTGATTATGAAAGAGATACAGACAACGCAGATATATTAAGAGCTGTAGCCACATTTAATTGCACTAACATTGAAATAATATAGGAGAAACATCAATGGCTAATAAAAAAGGAAAATATAAGGCAACTTCAGCTTTTGATGTAGATGCCTTTAATAACTATGAGGGGTTGGGACAAGATAATCACGCAAGACTATCACGAGGTGAAAAAGTAGAGCTTGATTTTGAACCAACCAAATTAATAAAAAATAAAATGGTTGAAAAAGCTAAAGGAGATAAATAATGGCTACATATTCAAACAATCAGTTTTTATGTTATATAGGGCAACACGGTGCAGCTCAGGGAACTGCTACTCAAAACAGTGATGGTACCTTATTTAGAATGAACTTAGAAACTATAAATGATATTGATTTTTCATCTGGAGTAACACAAGAATTTTTACCAAGAACTGGTCAAAAAGTTTTTAGAGAAACAGATGTATTTACAACACAAAATGGCGGGTTTTATACCTGGAGTTTTGATTACCTTGTAGATTCAGAGCCAATTTTACAATTATTACTCAGGTCTGCAATGGAAGTAGATGGAACAGATGGCTTAATAAGTATTGCAGGTAATCACGGACATTCTGCTCAATATGTTAATGGAACTTCTGCTCCAGACTTTTCTTTGCAGGTGACTTTAGTAAGCCCTGACGCTAGTGAAACTAGATTACTACACTCCGCTGTAGTATCTGAATTAACTTTGTCAATGGACATGGGAACAAATGGTGGTAGATTAAGAGCAAGTGGCACTATGTACTCAGGCTTTAGGCCAGTAATAGGAACCAATGCAGTTGCAGATGGTTCAACTGGAACTAATACTGCATTTGCGTTTGGTTTACATGATTGCCATGCAGTCGAAGTAGCGACAACTCAAATAACTTCAAAGGCTTTTTCTGTTACTATTTCAAACCCTGCTACAAGAGTTGGTTTTGTAAATATTAATAGTAACGATGGTGAGCCCGAAGATTATGTAAGGGACAGAGTAGATGTTACTGGTTCTATAAATGTTAAGATGGATGATACTTCTGTAGCTCAACTACCTTTCTTTTTAGCAGGAACTTCAAAATCAATTTTAGTTGGAGATGAAGGATCAGCAGGAGGCAGTAGCGCAACAAATATATTCTTTGAAATACCTCAAGCTAAATATACTGGTCATAATGTAGATTTAGGTAGTGAAGGTGGT